AGGATAACTTTTCATTACTTCAGACTCAACTGTTACTACCTTACCTTGTAGCCTATTCAAATCTTGAATAGTAGATTGAGCAAATCCACCAAAGCTTTTACTTGCAACCTCAGCAGCACCATCAGAATCGAAATAATCTACCTTGGTATTCTGTATCTTTCTTAGGAAACTTGATGTAGCAATCTGCTTTCCAACTTTCATGACCCCCTTATTATTAGGATCTGGCTCCATGATACCAACATTAACTGTAAAGTTTCTTGGGTCAATAATAGCAGCAGACTTAGAGAAGTCAGCGAACTGCTCAGTGTATGCCATCAAGTCCATCTCAAGCTGTTGCGATTTATTAGCAGGATCATTACTGATTAATCTATCTCTCTTCTCCTTAAATGTATTCTGAAAGTTCTTAATGACACCAAACAATTCATCAGTGCCATCATTCAGGTTCTGTCTCATGACAGTATAGTCCTTCAACTTCAGTGCACCAGACTTTAGTAGCCTGTCCTGTAATAGGATTGCTTCTCTTGCACTATCTGCATAGTTCAGGGTCCATGTATTTAATCCCTCATGTGTACCTACAGGAGCCTCAGCTACTCTCTTTAGATTTTCTCTAGTAGCCTGGTCTATAGCAGTTCTCTTATCCTCACGGATTTGAGCTTCAGTCTGTATCATATCGGTAATTCCCTTACCAATCTCTGCCCAGTTTACAAAGCTGTCAGCTTGCCTCTCAGCGAATTTATAGTAGCTTGCCATATATTAAGATCCAAAAGGTTTTGCATTAAATCTTAATCTAGAGTTAGCTCCAGATGCAGAAGGCATAAATTTATTAGTACTTGTAACTACAGATGGTTGAAACAGAGTGTTATCTTCGAAAGACATTCCTAATAAAGATTTTGTAACCGATGGTCTCTTTACAAAGTAGTCAGTAACCTGTGTGCCTTTCAAACTTTGCACTCCAGATAAATCAACATTAGGGGCTTGCACTCTTGTTAATGCATCTTCAAATGGAAGTACATTTCCCTGAGCATCTCGGAATCTTTTACCAACCTTGTTGTCTTTGACAGCAGCTTCATATTCTTTCTTCAAATTTGCAAGCTCCTTGGTGCCCTCATTCTTTTTATATAGCTCACTACCCTCTAGATATTGCTGGCCTGCTGATTGTAGTCCTGTAAATACCCCTTTAATAGCAGCATCTTGTTGAGCCCCAGCCTGAGCAGCAGCTGCCTGAGCCCCTTCAGCCTGAGCCAAATTTAGGTTTGCTCTAGCCGCACTTAATCTTGCCTCCTCTTGAGCAGTTGCTGTTTCAAGCCCCATTAATTGCTGACCTATGTCTGATGCTATTTCTCTTTGCTCTCCTTGTACAGCCATCTGAACTCGACCTGCTGTTGCAGCAGCTCCACGTTCACTCTCTCTTCCTGCCTCAGTAGCCTGTGCCGCTGATGATGTAATCGCATCACGCTGACGATCAATGACATCCATTGGAAGTCCAATTTTAGCCATTTGATTTGCACTCAATTCTTTCATAGCTTTATCAAAAGCAATCTCAGAATTATTTCTTGCATTTCTAGCTGCTTGTCCTGCGCTAACAGCCTGTCCAGCAGATGCTCCTGCACTTGCTATTGCTGTTGATATACCAATTATGGCTGCTGTTTCTAGTCCCATATTACAATATTTTTATTAACTCTGTTGAATTTGTACACCCCTTGATGTACCCACTATTAGTAAACACCTCAATTAAATGCTTGTTATTATTATTTGAGAACACATACTTCGCCCCTTTAATTTTACAAACCTGAGTAAGAGTATAAATCAATAAATCCAAACACTCTTTCCTTGCTGGCTTCTTTCTATAGGTCCTGCTAGATATTATCCACTCAACCCAAGTAACCTTTGCGTTCATGGTATAAATGAACCCAGCACATACTGGCTCATCCCCATCAAATACAATCAGTCCGCTCGTAGCATCATCAGGTAAGAAATCTCTAGCCGGTGCATCCAACCCCCAGTCATTCCACCACTTGACAAGGATGTCATCGTAGTCGTTTGCATTTAGTTGTCTTACTAATATTCCCATAAATTTAAGGATAACTTTTCATTACTTCAGACTCAACTGCAAATAGCTCAACCTTAGTAGTGCTGTTATTCTCTAGTGTAAATATACAATAATGTCCTAGTACTCCGTGAGACTCCGCTACGGACCCCTTAATATACATAAAGAACGGGGTAGTTATACCTGGTACACTGCCACCAGCTATTGATGCATTCACAACTATCCTATTGGCACCAGTTGGGTAGTCCACCACAATGCTAGTAATCTGACCACACAATACTGGCGTACTATAACTAGGCGGTAGGCTGTAGTATAGGTAGTCCCCTACACTTACTATGCTTCCAATCTCAGTTAGGTCTGGACTAATAGGGAACGATACGTTCAATGCTGATGCAGCACCAGTTACGTTCTGACTTAAGCCAATCCCATTCACTGATCTAAGTGCGTACTCAGATGGCTGTGCTGGTACCGTACCTGCGTTCCGTACAAATGCAAACCATGATGCCTCCTTCTTCTCATACCAAGCAGCATTAATAAAGCCTGAGGTCTGGATGTCTGTCTCCATTAGTGTATCCCAACTATTGCTTCCATCTAAATTAAGAGTCTTGAATATCTTATTCTCAAGAGGAGACACGTTGAACACACTCTGAATCCTAGAATTATACTGAGTCCCATAGAAGTTATTTCTGGTCTCATTCACGTTGTGACGATACAAGTTCCCTCCCTTGAATGTGTAGAAGTAGTTGTTCATCCCAAGCATGTAGTCAGGATTGAAGGAGTAGAATGAAGGCCACCCCTGTGCAGATTCGCTATATGATAGTGTATAGTTCGCCATAGTTATTAAGGACAAGTTCCAAATTGAATGATTACGCCATTTGAATTTACTCGATACCAATTGTTAGCTCCAGCAGCGGTAGTCTTATAGTAGCCTGCACTTAGTTTAAACTGGCCGTTAGCATCACTGAATACCAAGTCATTCAATCCAAGAACTCCTGCCCCACCAGTTACATATGCAACATAGTATGTCTGGTCAATAGCATTAGTACAAGCAGTTGAACTGTCAAAATTATTAAGGCTAGATGCAAATGATGGTAAAGCAGCTGGGCATATAACATTTACATTAAATAGAGTTGTTGAGCAAATTCCAAAGATACTAAGGTTCAATAAGGATGGACTAGCTGTTGTCTTTGGTATCACCATAACACATAGACCCGGTGCTGATGCAGTAAGTTGCATTTGACCTGATGCTACTGAAACGCTAGTAGTTGTACCCAATGAAGCAAAAGTAGTTCCATTATACTCAAACTCTGCAATACTAGGATAAGGCGAATTTGCTACTATACTGCAATCTGAATTACCAATAAAAGTAGGTAATCCTGCTGTGCCCTGAAGCCATCCTTCTGTCGGTGAAGATACACCGTTATAGTTCACACTATTGTACGTGGCCAATATTCCATCAGCTAGACCTTGTGGATTAAAATTAACAATTATGGCCCCAGTACCAGTGCCTACACTTGTCTCAACATAATACACACCCTGACCTCCACTACCATTTATTGATCCTCCACAAGGAACTGGAACTAGACAAGTACCAAATAAAACAATTGCTCCATTTGCATCCACCTGATACCAATTATTAGCACCTGCATCATTAGTCTTGTAGAACCCTGCTGCTAATTTAAACTGGCCATTGGCATCGCTAAATACTAAGTCGTATAATCCCAGAACACCAGCAGCTCCATTCACATGAGCTACGTAATACGTTTGGTCTATAGCATCAGCGCAAGCCAATTCACTATTGGCGTTCACTGTGCTTGAATCAAACGATGGTAGCGCAGCTGGGCATGAAACTGAAACGCTAAATACAGCACCAGTACATGGCCCAACAAATGTAAGGTTTAGAATAGATGGAGATGCCGCTGTCTTAGGTATAACCATAACGCAATTGCCTGGAGCAGAAGCAGTAAGTTGTAGCTGACCTGCGGCTATAGTCACAGGTTCTGTAGTACCTAATGGAGCAAATGTTGTCCCATTATATTGGAATTCATTAAGTGTATAAGGAGATCCTGAAACTATGCCACTGCTACAAGCATCAGATGATGACCCAAGATAAGTAGTTAACCCTGCTGTACCTTGTCTCCATCCAAATGTTGGAGATGATAATCCATTGTAAACAGTACTATTATAAACAGCTTTAATTCCCTCTGGCACAGCTGTAGGATTAAACCTAACAATTACCGCTCCAGTAGGGCTACCAAGATTTGTATTTAAATAATACACACCCTGTGTACCATTGGCATTTATTGTACTTCCACATGGAACAGCACAGGCAGGACAAGTCTGCTGAGGTAATAGTACTCCAGATAACTGCTCTCTAACAATAGACCCATCGGAATAGAAACCATTTGCAGCCACTGTAGTCAACGCAGCATTTGAGTATACCACCGAAGCAGTGCTAAGTGATGGGGCATCTAAATAAAATGTTCCTGATGTTGCCATATTAACTTGTTTATGCGCAGCCGCAGCATGCGTCTAGAGTAGTTGTATTAGAGTAGCAAAGAGTTACAGGAGCTGAGTTTCTGTAATCCCAAATTAGATAAAGATAATTTCCACTGCTAGGTACAGTGAATGATCCTGAGAAGAATCCAGCACTGCCAGTTATTGGACTAACCACCGTAGATGCAGCAATCAATGATGCAATGTTAGCAGGATTGTTTGCGTATAGCGTATTGCTACGAAGATATCTAAACTTATCCTGTCCTAACACAAAATCAAATGTATCAAAGTCAATCTTATTAGATATAATCTGTAAGCTTGATCCTCCTGTTGGTATACCTGATGTTCCTTCAGCCCCTACAATTGTATTGTATTGAGACACTATAGGACTTGCGCTTCCTGTAGCAAATGTAACAAGAGTAGATTGCAATGGTGATACAAAAGCTCCATCAGTATATCTGTACTGATTGTGGATAAACTTGCCTGCATCAACCACACTAGTAAGAGTTACATTAACAATAGTTAGAGCCTGTTGAACAGGGCAGCTATGTCTTACTGTTATCTCTAAAGGATTCGATGCAATTATCGCAACCGTACTTACGTTAACAGAGTTAGAGTTCTTATTAAACTGCAATGATCCTGATGTAGTTACAGGTCCAGATGTCTGAGTAACGCCATTGTAAGTTACTGATATAGTAAACGATGCAGTAGACCCAGCAGGTACAGTATAAGTCAATGTTGTAAGTCCAACAGCCTGACCTAAGTCAACACAATAATTTTGTGTATTCCCTGTAGGTATAGTAAATGTCTGAGCAACACCACATGATAAGCATTCAACTGGTCTAGGTAACTCCTCAGAGTTAGTAGTCAAAACGTATTCATTTAGATACGGATCATATCCACCTAGCTTCTGAGTATTGAATGACTGAATGAACTCATCTCTGAACCAAGTTCTCATACCCATCTCAGAGATTACAGCAAGGTCATTGCCTCTTAATTGAATTACTGCACCACGCTTTACATCTGTAAAGAATCTATCATATCCCCACTGTACATAACTCTCTGGGTGGAAGCTAATTCCAAACTCCTCTTGTCTAGCTATCTGAGTACCAAGTATCTCAGGCACTGATGAGATAGCACCACCACCTGCTGAGTCAGAAATCAAATTCTTACTAGCAAGCACATAGGATATCTTATCCTCCTGTAGTACAAGCACATCTGTCTCACGACCATCTAAAACATAGATAGGTCCAAATGATACCTCAAGGTACTTGTAGTTAAGCAGACCAAGGTTAAACTCATTGAGCTTATTAACATTACTCTCAAAGTTATACACACCACTATAGGTCATGTCTGCAAATCTCCTAACCCTTCTATAGTCCTGAGCAGATACAGCAGTTACTCTGTTGCCTAATGTAAGTGTCCTACCAATAATTGAGTCAAGAATCTTATAGCTCTCCGCTCCGTTGCCAAAGCAGAAGCAGTTAAAGAACTGCGTGTCAATAATTGCTGATGCTGATATTGTCTGATTCTGTACGTTACCAGTGTGGTATCCATTTACAATTGGAAGAGATAAGTCATTCTCGAAGAATATATCAGGTGATGCATCAGATGGCTCAGTCTCAAATATAATAGTTGAGTCAGCACGGAACACCTCGAACGTAGCAATAATAGTAGACCTTCTAGAATTTCTATAAAGTGTACCAGTACAACGAACGGTGCCAGACATAACAAGCGACAACTCATTAGTGACTGTGTTTCTAGCAAATCGATACTTGTTAGTACATGTTTCAGGATCAGAAATAGCAGCTGTTGCTGACCCTGTAGTATAATTATATACTGTAGATATGTAGTCATTCTGGATTTCGCATCCATCCCCTCCTACATCTTGAATACCCTGATCTAGAACTACTTGAACATTGTCTCCATTAAACCACTCCACCATGTTGTTATAGTCAGCAGATGCAATCATGGTCTTCTCTAGAGTATATATTCTCTTCTCACAATCACCATTGCCCTTACCTACACCAAGTCTTTGGAACTTAAGGTTTATCTTTATCCTACTACCAGCAGGTACAGTATAGTCCTCATATACCCATGCAGGATGAGCAGGATCATATCCAGCTACCCTCTTAGAGTTCATCGGATAACTTAATCTTGGGTAGTCCCCTCCATTATTCTCATCTACCTGAATAGTACCTGGTGCTATAATGTCATCCTGTCCCTTAACTACAGCGAAGTTATTTGGATTAATCTTTATGTATACACCAGCAGGTACAGGGATATTTACGTTTGGATCTAGATCACTTGGTATCTCAATGAATCCTTCTACCTGAGACTCTTTCTCAAGCACAGTAGTGTACACACAATTCTGTGTAGGCCCATTAGTATCAGCCTTTACAATTAGTCTGTCTCCCTGCTGAACCTTCCTAGCATTCTCGCCCTCAAGCAAGAAGAACACGTTATTAGTTAGCGGATCATTGAAGAATATTGTGCTATATATTGTATCATAGTTCTCCTCATCAGGCTTAATCACAAACTTATATCGTGTTGCCCAATATGGTGGCTTCTGAGTTGAAGGTATAGTAACCTGTATTGAGTTCTTTGTATCAGATGCTGAGCATGGTATGTGAACAGTATTGTTTGGACTGACTAAAGCAGTTGTTGACCTGTTGAATTCATCCATGTACACGATGCCAATCTCATATCCTCTATTGCTATGCAAGCTTCTTGAAGAGTTTATCTTCTGATAGAACGCATTAACATTAGTAAACTCATAGTACTCGTACACGTTTACTGTTGGGGTAGTCGTATTGTTGACATACCTCATTGTAAGCAATTGTATGCCTATGTATGGGCTCCCTGGTGATGTGATGATACCCAGACCCTGACCAGCAGATCCAATACCACTCTGGTATTTTGAAAGAGTAGGAGTACCTACTAAGTTCTGTAGCAGTGAGCAGTTAAACTGGTCGGTAAATGTTGTCCCATTACAAGAGTTTGCTACAGTAGTGACATTAGAAATAGTTCCTATAGCATCTTGAAACTCATCACTACTTGCCAGCTCATATACTGATGAGTAATCCTTAGGTAGTACAAATGAGAAGTTAAGAGATACACTATCATTAGTCTCTGTAGGGAACGGAGTATCACCTGAGAACCCCTCATGATCAAAGGTTATATCAAGCGTAATAGAGGCCCCCTCAACGAGTTCAAATGGCATAAGGTCTAGTAACACCACTGAGCCTGGAATCGTCTGAGCACCGCCAAAATTATAGGTTCCTGAGGTAAAAGAATTTGTTATCTCAGAGTTGTCAAGCTCATCAGATATTAACTGCGTAGAGTACTCAAGCTTTACAGGATTACTATTAGCATCCACCATGTCATACCCCTCAACATAGTTGCCATACATGAGTCTGTTGCCCATGATGGTCTGAGCCTTAGCCAGCAATGGTACGTTGTCGTACAATCTAAGCAGCTCACTTTCAGGTAGAACGGTAAATATCTTACTATTTGTAAATGTGTATGTACGGTCTTCATTATTAGTGAATCCAAGGTCAGCCTTGTTAAGCTTCTCAATGACCTTAATCACATTGCTATTGGTATCCTTAAACAATAAGTCAATACCAACTACAAGTGGACCGCCTGTATTGTAAGTTACTCTAGCACCATTAAACTGATTCTGCATACCATCATTGAGGTAGCTGTTAATGCTAAAGCTAAACTGCTTAGGTTGAAACGCAGGAGCAGACCACTGAGATGTGGCACTGTACTCTCCATCCTCATACTCGTATCGATACGCAAAGCATATGTACCTGCTCTCTAGGAAGTTATTCTGATCACCCGTGTTTATTAATGTAACACTAGGTGACTGCACCGGTGGCTTCTTAATAACAAGAATAGACTCAGCACTAAACTGGTCTATGTTACCCACAGGATCAGGGTAGTTCTTCAGTATGTTTATTACCCTCGGTGGGTTATAGTCATCAGTGAAGAATATTAAGTTGTCAATAATACTTACCCCTGTAATTAGATACTCAGGGTTAAAGTTTAGCGTAGTATTACTACCACCCCCATCGTTGATACTAATCAAGTGGTAGGTCAATATGTTGTTGTACACGTTGAATGACACAATCATATCAAGCTTACCTGTAGCACCTACTGGGAAGTTGGAGTCATGGATAAACCAATAGATAGTCTCGTTGGTGTTGTCCGCTATAGTGCCTATGCATCTAGCCGAAGAACTTAGTGCTGTTCCATTAACATACTTAACTGTAGTTAACTTGCTGTTGCCCTTAGTATTTTCAATGACACCAATCTCAGAGTTTTCAGTAGACCCCATGCGAACATTAAGCGCATCGATATACTCTCCATCAGGAATGAGTCGTTCATCAACGACCTTATTCATTCTCCCAGCTATGAAGTTTCTTGTGATGTTAGTCATATTATTTCAACCACTTGTCCATGCCACGTAGATTCATCAATAGTCTACCTGGGTGAATGTTACTCAATCTTATTTTAGAATTTCTTAGAAGAGCAGTCTTCTCTTTTCTTGCACGGTTCACAATGTACTCCTGTACACCAAGCTTAGAGTTTAATATTTCATACGTAATGTACGCATAAATAAATTTTTCAAACAATTTATTTACACTAACACTCGCATCATTCCCATTCTCAAGACCATCAGATATGTACTCTAATATCACTGATTCGCCATACATGTCTGAGTTGAAGTTAATCACACCACTCTTGGCATCAATATTAAATGTAGGGTTGAAGTTAGCAGTCTCAGTATTCAATCCATATCTCGCTCCAATCCCATAGTCAAAGTACCAGTTGCCATCCATGTTCCATCCTTCTTGACCATCGTATGGGCTCTGAGGATTCAAGTAAATACTTCTCTTGATACCCTCTAATCTCTGTAAGTCAATCTCAGAAAACTCAGGGGACAATGCATTCCCTTGTTGGTCAAACAATATCCTTCCAGTGTTATCCTGAAGGTAAGCCAATGAAGAAAGAACTTGAATGTTCTCAGTTAATGGTCTTAGATACCCATCCTTATATAGGTTTACCCTAACCCAGTTGACATAGTCAGATGGTAGGATATACTTAAGTGTATCATTTACAGTTAGTTCAAGAACCTTTACCTGCTTGAATGCATCGTAGTTCAGCTCCTGTATTGCTCTCTTGGCATGAAACAAAATCTTATACCGCTCCTCATTATTTATCAATGAGTGGTTTCCAGAGTACATCAACAAGAAGTTATTGACAATGTCCTCTAAGCTAACATACTGGTACGATCCCCAGTTTGCATCTACAGGAGCTACCCCGTTATTTTCGTAGTACTTTTCTTGAGTGATGTATGCCATGATTATTGTGATTGTTTTTGTTCTTCTGCTCCACCAAATTGAACGGCCTCAATCTCACGTATAGACATGCCGGCATACTGAAGAATTTTTGCTACTACTTTTATTTCATCCTCTATAGGTATCTCAAAGTCTTGGTATCCTAAACCAGGGGACTGATTGAACACTGGCTCACCATTAGTTAGTGTAGTGAATGTCCACTTAGGGTCCTTTGGATATCTGAAGTAACTGGCATCCACCTCGTTAGCTAGATTAATAGTTGATGGATATACAGTAAGTATGCTACCTTCTTGAGTATAAGCAGGGAATGTTTCAGTAGGAGCAGTCAAGTTAGAGTTAACTAACAGAGTAATCTTACCATGAGTTACCTTCTCTGCCTGACCCTTAAATACTCTAGGATTACTAGACCCATCATACACAAGAATCTTATTGATCATAAAGTAATCAAAGCCAGTCGTTGTTACTGATGGCAAATAATATCTGTTTGTTGCTGGAGCAAACTGAGTAAGCGTAGATGTCATAGCGAATATTTCTATCGCTTCCTCTAAAGCCTTTCTAACATTTGCATAGTCAGTACCTGAAACACGAGCATTCTCTTTGTTAATAGTATCGTTGTACTCAGAGAAGTACTCCTCAAATATTTCTAGCTGAGCCTGCTTGGCAAACAGGTTGAAGTCAGATGGGGAGATGTAGCCGTAATTATTCTTGTTCAGAATTGCCAATACGGTATTTCGAACTGAGTTGATCATTCTAGTCTTTTTACAAATATAAACAAAAAAAAAGAGGGTGTTATTACACCCCCATTTTTAAACTTAAGCCCAAAAAAAACTATGCCTACAAATCTAAATTATTTTCTAACATTTTCAAAGCATCGATGCCATCATCTGTCTTTAGGAACTGAGCCACGGCAAAGTATGGGTCATCACCATAAGAGACAGTAAGCATCTTTTTCTTTACAGAAGGTGTATTAAACCACACTTCCTTGTTATTATTTCTGAATGCCAGTAACTTGTTCTCAAAGAACACGTGGATATTTGCCTGAAGTTTTAGCATTGGATCACGTAGGATATTCAAGAATCCCTTTGGATCTCTCTTTGCATAAATCAAGATATCACGCTTAAGCTCAGATGTTGTGAACTTGTTTGGATCTTTACTGAACAATACTCTAGCAATTGTCTCCATCTGATCAACACTAAGTTGACGTGCTTCAATCAATGCATCTACTTCAGATGTAAGCTGCTCTACTTCCTTAGCTGCATCCTTCTCATAATCAACCTGAATAAATGATAAGCCATTAAGTGGATGGTAGTGAAGAAACTGTTGTAGTACAGGGTTAGTTCTTGGAACTGATAGGAAGCCATTCTCAAAGATGATTGGCTCTACAATTGCGTTGCCATCTTGCTCATCCTCAAATGGAGACTTCTGATTGATGGCGTACCTTAGTGGTCTGTTGACATTGTTCTCCTCATCAAAGTAAAGGAGTGGATACCTTCTAGTATTTCTTGAAGGTAGAGTAAAAGATAAAGGAGCAGACTCTCCTTTGAGTTTGTAAACTTTGTCAGAACTTATTGATTGCTTTTTCATTTGATTAGATTTAAAGATTTAAAATAGAGGGAGCCACAGCGACCCCCTCAGTTAATTATTACTTCCCTGCTTTAAGCTTTTTAACTAATTGATTAGCTCCAAACTTACTCTCACTAGTAGCTATGTTCCCCTTTGATGTAACCTTACCACTTGCATCCTTAATGATATAGTTGTAGGTGTCTTTATCTGGCTTGTTCATATTTGTAGTATCAATAGACATCTTATATCCTTTGGTAAGATTAACATCCATTAATGCTCTTTTACTAGCAGGCTTCTTTGCTGGTTCGTCATAAATTCTAGAGGCCTTTACTGTAACCTCAGGAAGTGTTCGTGGTCCTTTAATCGGATCTCCTCCTTTTTTCTTGGGCACTGGCCCCATTACTTTCTTTGCCATTATATTGTTTGTTTAACGTCCTTTTCTCATACCAAAAATATTGGTCGATTTACCAGCTGCCGCACCAGATCTTTTCAATGCAGCCTTATTAACTCTTGAAACTTTTCTAGTGCAATCTTTTGCTTTTGCTGGCTTTGAAGGCTTGTCAACAATTCTAGAAGCAGTTTTTGTAAACTCAGGCATTGTGTACCCTTCTTTAACTGGACCTGTTTCTTTTTTTACTGGGTCTCCTCCTTTTTTCTTTAGGATTGGGTCTCCTATTTTTTTCTTAATCATGGTCTTGTTTGTTTAAAGTTAAAAGGAAGGGCCAATCGGCCCCTCCTGTTATTTTAAATTAGGCTCCGTATCTGAACAACACGAAGTTGTTAGCACCCAAGGTACATACACAACGCTCAGACAAGAAGTTAACCTCCATTGCATCGAGATCGCTAGTCTGTGCACCACCGGCAGAACCAGTAATCCAAGTCTTGTATCTACGATCTTCAGTCTCAGAAGCTCTGTAACGAACGTGCAAGAATGGTCTCTTAGCGTTCTTACCCATAATCTGATCGTACACAGTTGTAGAACCAGCAGGCACCAATAGACCAGTTACAGTACCAGTTGCAGATGCACCAGTAGGCAAACCACCACGCATGGTAGGATCGTTCAAGTACTTCCAGTCAGACTTGTAGAAGTCATAACCTCTACGGAATCCAGTGAATCCAAGATTCAAGGCCATCTTCTCATCGTTGTCAAATAGACCGTAAGAAGTACCACCAGCAGCGTAGCTGTTCTGAGCTGCCAACATATCATCGATGTCAAAGCTGAATGCTCTGTTAACGAAGATTACGTTCTCTTCGATAGATCCCTGCTTATCAAGACGAGAGATGATGCTATCAAAGTCAGATAGAGTAGTTGGGTTACCACCACCCCATACGTTACCACGGTTGTTCACAACGTAGAAGATACCTTCAGAACCTTTGTTACCATAGATAGGGTTCAAGCCAGCGTTAGCTACACCAGAACCAGTCTCAGCAGGAACTGCTTCAATCATTGCGGTCTCAAGATAGTCTTCGAAACGTAGACGAGTCTCGTGCTCAGACTTCAAATACCAAAGGTATCCAGTAGCACCATTCTCGGTAGTTACTTCTACCCATCCAATCTGAGCCATGTCAGAACCAGATACTGCATACTTGTCCTTGATGATGATTGGAGAGTTGTCGAAGATTTCATCTTCAGCTTCCAAAGATCCGATCATACCAACAGTTCCTTTCTTAAATTCAGAACCATAGATCCATACTGAAAGTACAGCAGTTCCAGAGAAAGTCTGTCCAGCACCTTCGTAGTAAGCAACATCGAAAGTATCAGCAGAAACGTTAACTGCGGTAACGATACCCTTGTTAGAAAGACCTGTAGCGTTATCAGAGATAAATACAGTCTGTCCAGCACGGATTGCAATAGCGGTTACGTTAGCATCATTAACAGTAATAGTTGCAGAATCTGCTGCTGCATTAGCAGAAGAATCACAGTTCACATACTTAGTATGCAAACGGCCTTGCTCAGCCCACTTGATCATGTCAGAGTTGGACGGCATTTCAGCTCCTACCATTCTTAGGAAGGAAGCTACGGTACGGTTACCATAACGCTCGAATTCTTTCTCGTAAGTATCAGGTAGATACTGGTTCAAGAAATCAAAGTTGGTAATGTAGTTAGTTGATAAAGGGACCTGCTCAGCACTTGGCTGCAACTGGAACCCAGGAGTGTTTAATACTGCCATTGTTTTGTTTTTTTAGTTGTTATATTTTTTTAATACTGCGGATTTTTAGACCCCTTCCAGAGTCTGGCGCAACCGCCTTCACCTGCATCCCCCCCTTATTAACAACCTCAGGAGCTCTACGCTCAGACATATTTATATTTTTGGTCTTTCGTAAAACGTCATCGGTAGCATCCGCTTGCCCTTGCTCATAAAAGAACTTGGCAAACTTTTCAGGATTCATTGCGATAGACAAAGACCTATGGTATCCAGCTGCATCCTTAATTAGTCCACTGTCATCCAAGAATTTATTAACAAAGTTTAATGGACTTGACTGAGCACTCTTTAATTCTGAAGCAGATGCCGGAGTAAATAAAATCTTCTTCTCGTTAATGTCGAACTCAAATCCTTTGAAGTCTTTACTAAAAACCTCATCTGTCTTTTGGTCGAACCACTTACGCTTACGATTACCTTCCTCCTCTATAGTCTTTGACTGTTTTGTATACTGACGATAAGCCTCAAATTCTTCTTTCTCTTCTGGAGATAAGCCCATACCACTTGACTCAAGCGGAAGCTTATATTTATCTTTCTGAGAATTGAAGTATTTCTTAGCCTCGGCAATAGCTTTCTTTCTTGCAATCTTTACATGCTTAATCTTTGACTCATCATCTAGGTCCTCATCGTAGGTGTAATCCTCCATCAAGACTTCAATGTCCTCATCGTCTAGATTCTGCTGTGTATCTGCAAGGTACTCTTTAAGAAGTTGATCCTGGTCCATAGCATCGTAGTCCTTCCTAAGCTTTAGGAAATCATCAAAGCCTCTACCAGTCTCCTTCTTGTAATTCAAATAAGCTGCAACATCCTCAGGCAATTCTTCATTAGCCTGTCTCTGATCCATCAACTCATCAAATGAATTGATTTGCTTATTGTATCTTTTTCCAATATATGAAAGAACTTTTTCTTCAGATAACTCCTCCTCTTGAGGAGCACTGTCTTCAACTGCATTGTCAATACTAGAAGTATCCAACTCAACTTCACCGTTAATCTCCCTTTCATGTTTTTCAAGTAGTTCTCTTTCTACTTCTTGTACACTCTTGGGCTCAATCCCATCTAGTGATCTTACTTTGATTTCCATTTAATTAGATTTTATGTTACAAATATATATTTTTTTTTAACGTGGCTCAAACTCTGCCATATCAAACCCATCAAGCGTGTCCTCGTTAGACTCAAAGCTTAATGGAGGTAAGTTATTCTTCCTCTGATTAATCAACTTAGACTGCTCAGAATTCTGCTGACTGATACGTTTGGCCTTAGAGTCCTCCTTCATCATATCTCTATCAGCAAGTGCGGTCTCCTTGACACCAGCAATCTGCATCTGATAGTTAAACTCTTCAGCCATCAACATTCTCTTAAGCTCTGCCTCTGCCTTTAGCTTCTCAATATCGAACGCCACCTCTGCCTGCTTAATCTGCATCTTAGATTGGGTATCCAACTGGAGCTGTTGCATAGCTACCTGAGCAGCAAACTCTTGAGACTGCATCTGCTGCTGAGCCATCATGTCCTGCTTCTGCATCATCATCTTCTCTTCTCTCTCCTGCTTCTTAACTCTCTTCATCTTAAGTAGCTGGTTGGCAAGCTTAAGATTCTTTAGTTCTCTGATGTCAATAGCATCCTCAAGATTGATGTCACCCTTGGACAATGCCATCTGTACGTTGGCCTCTAGCTGTGCTCTCTGCTCCTCGTCTGGGGATATCTCAATGAAGATACCAAAGTCATAGATGTACAGGTCCTTGATGTCATTCAAGATGGACACATTGTACTTGCCAATCTTATTTGCGAAGTCATCCTTAAAGTCAGCGTACTGAAGTATATCAGCAACACGATATGTAAGTGCCTCAGCAAGAGACCTATAGATAAATAGACCACTCTCAAGGATGTGTCTAGTAGCTGTGTTTGAGTTAAGAGCTGCAAGCTTCTGTACACCAACCAATGCATTAGGGTCAGGGTTAGATCCATCTCTAGCCTCATTGAGACCAGTCACAGAACGAATCATGTCTAGATAGTGATTGTAGTTAGCAATCAACATCTGAGTCTTAGCAGCACCTGAGTTAGATGTAAGCTGCGTAATAGGAACTCGTGCATTGTTGAACTCACCATCCTGAGTATAGCTTCGGCCAATAACACTACCTGTCTGGAAGTATAGTCTCAACGCATCCTCCGGGTTGTAAGCAGCACCTGTTCCCAAGTCAACCTCATTCAATCCATCTGCATCAATGAACACACCATCTGGTACAGTACGTGCAATGACCTGCTGTAGCTTCAGGTGAGTCAACTGAATCAAGTCAGCGAAAGGTATCATCCTTCTCACCAACGACTCAATGGCACCCTTGTACATGCGTGGTGCTACTGCTACATAGTTTGGTATAGCATGCTGAGAGGAAGACTTTGGTCTAACCATGTTCTCGGACATCTCCCACTTCAATAAGAAGTTAGTGCCCATCACCATCACACCATCATACCAAACGTCAATTGTCTTCTCTAGCTTCTCAAATTTCCCATCCTCCATCATCTCTACAGGAGGATTGAACTTATCGTCCTTCTCTATAATACGTGTCCCACCACCCTCAAGAATCTTCTTCTTGTAGACCATCTTCTTGGTGGTCTTGTAGTTAAAGTAAAGTAGGGTACAGGTGTCTCTATAGAACAAGCTGTTCTCGTAGAACCTAGCAACATTGTAGTAGTCGTACCAGCTCTGAGAGTATTTGGATATCTCATCCATCTGCTCACGTGTAAGCGTAGGGTCAATCTTTAGTAGCTCTGTCATAGGAAGAGTCTTTATCTCTCCCCAATAGAAGCAGTCTTGAAAGAATGGGTCCTCAGTGTAGCTGTACACAACATTCGCAGGGTCAACATAGGACACCTCAACACCAGACCCTAGTAGGAACTGATGCTTAGCCATGCCTACACCAATTACTGCAAGGTCATAGTCAATACGCTTGCGTGTATCCTGGTAGTGGTTCTCATCAAAAATTGTATTGATAGCCTCCTCTTCAGCTATCTCAATGGCAGGCTTATACTTAAGCTGCATGTATAGTGATAGCTCCTCATCAGTCTGAGGTAGCTCCTCTGGATTCGTAACAAATGGGTCAACGCCAGTCTCCTGCTGTATCTTAGAAAGAAGATCCTTAGCAAGCATCTGGCTCTCAATCATGTCCTGATACTTACTACGCTTGGCCTGAGACATCGCATCCTGTGCGTATGCCTTAACCTTAAAGAGTCTGTCATTCATGCCGTTAACGACAATGTCAACAAACTTTGGTAGGATAGGTACAGGAGTCCAGTCTAGATTCAAGTAAGACAAGTCACCATCAATCGCTAACTCATTCTTATATTTCTGAATGGACTGCTCACCACGTGCGTATAAACGCAAGCGATGAAACTCAGCCCACTGATTATAATATCTACATTGACTTCCATCTTTGCGGAACCATTCGTACTGTATGGCTTGACCAACCTGAAGACCAAACTCAGGCGTAGCTTTCTCAGCATCAGAAACAAACTGGCTTGGAAATGCTGTTGAAGATATATTGACTACGACATCTTTCATCTAATAATTTGACTTTGATTTCCAGTGTTAGCGTACTTCGCGAAATTAACACTAATTTTCGACTCTTTTTTATCTGGTAAATATACATGTTTTTGATTTGCCATTATAGCTAATCCAGAACTGATTGATGCATCGTGCTTTGTTCGATCATTAATATCAAACTTAGCCCAGTCCTCAAGCGTTCTAATGAATGGCATGGTGCCTATCTCATCCGCTGGTCGGTAGGTAGATGTCATATCAAACCCAATGAACTTCTCGATGTACGACTCAATTGCAGAGGCGTGGGCCTGCTTAACTTCTTCACTTGAGTTAGGTATACCACCCAGCTCACGCTCTGTCTTACTGAGCTTATTTAGTACCCTGTCGGGCCTGTTCAATGAGAACGCTCTGTAGCCCCTGTTCTTAAAGTGGTACAGTATACGTGCCTTGTTGTTCTCTGCAAGCACTGGCATCCCATAGAATATACATGCCATCAGCACATCCTCGAAGAATATCTCAGCAGTCTGTGGTCTAGCAATGTACTCTAAGAAGAACTGGTTGGCAGGAGCATCGTCCATGTGGTACTTAGTCATGCCATGCAGCGCACCATTAGATCCTCTCCCACCTACTACAGCAGAGATATCGTATGGGTCACATCCAAATGATCCAAGGTGTTCATTGCCAGGGTACTTCATTCCGTTCCTAGTAATCACATTGTTCTGCATATTAGTAGGAGGGACCCAGCTAATTAAGAACCTACCACGCTGGTCAGGTGTCCATATAACCTTAGTGTCCTTCTCACCATCCTTCCAATGGAACCCACCACGTGTAACCAACTGCCCCTCAATCATAGAGTCATTGTAGTCTATCTGCTGATATATCTTGGTTAAGTTAAAGATAGATGACTTACTCTCGTCCCTGAATGCATGGCTCTCCGTGCGAGGGAACTGACGGTAGAACTCGTTGAGAGCATCGGCATCATTCTTCAATGAGTCCACCTCAGCCTCCCAGTAGTCTATAGCCCCGTTACGAATCATCTGGTTGTCAACACCCAGGATAGGAGCAGCAGGCTTTCTAAGTACAGGCATACCGTACCTATCAATGAATCCCTCCATGTTCCACTCCATCGGTATAAATAGAGAGTATAGTCCACTCTTAGTCTGTCCATTCGCATTCCTGTTTAATACATTTGAGTCCTCGTATAGCTTCTTGTAGTTGTCTCCACCCTTGCTCAATGCATTCGATGTAGATCCCATCATGCACTTGCCAATAATCTTACTACCAACCCTAAGACAGGTCTTAGTTACTCTCCAGTTGTTGAGGATATTGTTGGGCTTAGTCCACTTAGCACTCTCATCATGTGCCAAGAATAGTAGCTTCTCACCATCGTAAGAGTTCTCCTCAGTGTTCTTCCAGTCAATGGTGGTATCAAGGCCAAGCACATCATTGTCTCCAACAGTGGACATGTTCTTCTTAGTAATCTTAGATGCTGGCACCCGGTACGCAAGCTCAGTCTTTGGCTTGTCCATACCATCCATTATAGGTCTGAAGAAGAATGGTAGCCTGCTATTAATTGGTACCACCTTGTCAGTGAACATCTTCTTAGCATCAGCACCTGTCTTAGATAGTATACCAACACGAGAGTCACGAGCAAGAGTGGCTATGTTGACGCACTCTGATGATGACATGAACGAGAACCCTGAACGTCTAATCTTTAAGTAGATCATACCAAATGCCCTAGAGTCCGCTCTGCATGCCTCCCAGAAGATAAAGAATATACGGTTGGCCTCACGGTAGTCTGCGTATCCTACGTCAATGCTAGACCACTGCAAGTACATGTAGTGAGATCCTGTGATGTACGTAGGCTCACCATCATTCATGAACCACATGCCATCCTCACGCCTATTAAACTCTGCCTCAATGTAGTCTACCCACCTGTCCTTAAACTCAGCAGGCATCTCATTCCAGTGGAAGATTGACTGTATCTTTGATAGCTCCTTAGGTAAGTCTTGTCTCTCCCAGTACTGATCCCTAACGCTCTTGCTCCTTGAGAAGCATTCTTTAGGTGCCTTAGGCAAGGCAATATATAGCCCTGAGATATTTATGATATCACCTATCTCTCCGGTCCTAGATATAACGACCATGTCGTACTGCTCATTGTAACCGTACAGCCATGTCCTTCCGCTGTTCTTCTTACTAAGAGCATTCTGAGGAACGTAGTCCTTAACGATTCGATATAGACCTTCGCTCTGCAAATCCTTGTTTGGTTTCTGTTCTGTTAACTCCCTTATCCAACATCTCAAGAGCTTCACGCTCAGCCTCTATCCTATTGAGAATCTCAAACGCATCAAAGATGGCTAACTTCTTTGTAGCTGCGGCATTCTTTAATCTATCAGCAGACAACTCATCCTCATCATCGTGCTTGATGATTGCCTCCTTGGCCACCATGATAAGCTGCTCTACAGCCTGGTGCCCTGCCTCAATTATCTTTAGCTTTATCTCTCTCATAGCTTGATGGTTATCTGATGGTCATACATCCTGTACAGCTTCTCTCCATCCACATCAAACTCATACTCACTGTCAGGCTTGAAGCAGACCTTGTCACCTGCCATTACTCCTTTCGATATGAGGTACTCGTTAGGGTACACCATCTCACCCATGAGTGGCTCGTGAGTGAATGGCTTCTTAATATACGAATCAATTGCTGGTATAGGTTTAACAAAGCAGTACCTGTCATAAGTGTTCCATGTGCCGTTTCTACGGTACATGAAAAACTGATCAGGCTCAATGAAGAACTTATCGTCTCTAAAAAATGCACGACCACTCTTACGTCTACCCCTAATGTCGTTGTAGAACTTGAAGGCATTGTGGTGTACTAGTAGTATATCACCTACCTGAATAGGACCATCGTATCCGTAGGGCACCTCAATCACCTCACCATATCTGTTGGAGAACCTGTGGTCTTCCTCTGATGTGTTGACAATGAACTCAATGCCACCAATATCCTTGGTATTATTGTACCGCTCACCCTTCACAGGTGTTACGATAAAATCAAATGGGGACTGCATTAGTAGTTTATATTGTATTCAATAGCAACAGGCATGGTGTAGTTAAACTCCTTCCAAAGGACTACCTCCTGCTTCTCATTGATAATATAAATCCTAATTGATCCTGTGTCTATGGCGAACTTGATGAGATGAATCTCATGGCTGTCACCAAGGACCTTCTGCCCCACAATGTAATGCATTGAGCTGCCCTTGTAATCTGGGCCTACCGATATCTTTCTTATGTCCATTAGATTTGATTTAATTCAATTTACTACCAGACTACTCCGGCAGTATCAGTTCCTGTAATTCTGTATATGTTTCCTGCCACTAATCCACCTGCCTTTGCAGCTGTGTTGTTAGCGTAGACAGGCACACTTGGTAGAGGCATTGATAGAATGCTTCCGATAGTATAGTTCTTAGTGATGTTGCTGTCCTGAGCATCAGTACCGATTAACTTATCGCTATAAGATACGGTAGAATCTGTAGAGTATGAGCTTATTTTTGCCATGATTATTCTTCAGTTACAGGTGGTACATAGTCACCAGTGATGGTTAGGTTCAGCTGTGCTGCTACCCAGTCCCATGCGTAGGAGTCCACTTCCCATTGAGCGTATGCTTCACCAGTCATGCTCAAGTTTCCTTGTGCCACTTGTTGAGATACATTCCCCTCAACTGTTTGAGAAAATAGTTGATAATAGAATGTCGCACTTGTTCCTAGTGTAACATTTACAGCGTAGGCATTTAAGATAGTTGCCTCTAGTACTTGTCCGTTGTCCCAGATTGAGACGGGTTCGATTGTTTTCATGCGTTTTTAAGTTTGTTTATTTCTGTTTCTAGTTTTTCTATTTTAGTTATTGCTTCCTGTAGTACCTTGATAGTAGCATGATGAAGGTCTGAAGTATAAATAGATTTTAAAGGCTCTTCTTCGCTTACAATTTCATTCCCTTCAATTTTATTATTCCATCCATCTACATCTACAAATTCAGGTGCTACAGATTCAACTTGCTGAGCGATTACCCCGATATTAAAGTCATCATGCGTTTGGTCTTTGTATTTGAATTTTACAATTTCAATAGCCTTAAATTTATCCCAATAAGATTCAAGAGGCTCTATGTCTTTCTTAGTTCTTTCATCTGATAGGTTTACATCATTTGCTGCAAAATTAGCTACCCCACCATTGGAACGAACTTCAAATCTTAATGTTGTAGCGTCTGGACACCAAATAAATTGGTTAGCTGTACTATTAGGAATTGCACTATATGATATTTGTAAACCATAAGGAGAAGGAGATGTGTTTGAAATAGTAGTAACCCAATCATTGTTTACATTACCTCTTAATTCGTGAAATGGACTTGATATACTAAAATATGTGCTTTCATTTCCTTTAGCCTTTAACCAACCCCCAGGAGTAATACGCATTCGTTCGGTTGTACTTGTATTAAATCTATGTTCACTACCAACATGAACTAAAGGAATATAGGCACCACCTCCCCAATTATAGGCAGCTATTTCACCAACGCCTGAATTTTGATATAAAGCAACTCCTGAGTTACTTGTTGTTACTCTTACTTCTCCACCTTCAACTCTTAATTTTGCACCGTCATTAGTTGTCGTTCCAATCAGCACATTGCCTCCGTATGTAAGAGTCATTACTTCAGCAACACTATTATTCCATATTCTGTAAGTAGTTCCAGATAGATAGTTTAACCAATGGTTCGTACCGTTTGACAAACCTAAAGCAGCATTTGTAGCATTAACAATTGATAGACCTTTAGTCCCTGATAATTGACCAGCAGGATTAGTTGTACCAATACCTACGTCAGGCGTTGCAGAGCCATTAATATAAAGTGCAGAAGTAGTTCCTATTTTAAAGTTTAAACCAACTGTAGAACTTACTGAACTAATTATTCCGTCTGTTACCGCTGTTTGACCTAATATTAAACCTGATATAGATGGGATACTAACGCTGCTTGAAAAGGTAGCTGCTCCTGAACCTTTAATATCAAGTAATGTTGTGCTGGCTGTATTTGCTACAAAAAATGCAGAAGTACTACCATTAGTGGCACCTCCTCTTACATACATTCCATAACTACTTGCATTTAGATTCTGAACAACCGCACCCCAATCTGCTACTGAAGTAAATACGTGTAAAGGATAAGCAGGAGTAAATCCTGTTCCTATTCCCATGTTACTATTAATCAATACGTTGCCGCTTGTTCCATTGATTGTTAACCTTGCCGTACTATTAGTTCCAAGAACTAAATCTCGTGTGCTTCCACTTGTGAAAACACTTGCATAAGCATTTGTTCCTGTAGCTAAATTACCACCTGTTGAATTTTCTGTCCCTACAACTAAATTACCACCTCCAGTACTTTGAATTTGCATTCTTACCGAGTTTGTAGTAGTTGGGAATATCAACAAAGACTGACCATCCGCATTAATTCTTACTGTACTACTAAAGGTAGCTGCTCCTGTGGAGGCTAGGGTTAAAACTTGCGTTAAACTACCAGCGACTGGTCTAGTATAAAATTGCAATTCAGTTCCTACGTTATCTGTTACTGCAACCGCTCTAATATTAGCAACTGTTGAAACACTTGAATTATACCAAGCAATACCTCCTCTAATGCCACTCGTAACAGAACTAAAATTTGACATTGCAATTGTAACATCGCTTGATTTTCCAACTTGTAATTCCGCAGCTGGGCTATAAACGCCATTAATACCTACGCTACTTGAAAACGTAGCTGAACCTGTGGAGGTTATGGTCAAAGCATTTGTTGCAGAGGCAGTTCCTAATATAATATCAGAAATATCAGTACTTCTACCAATCTCAACTTGATTACTAGTGTTTAATTTAAAAATAGTTCTATATGCAGTATCTTGAAAATTTCTTGCTTGAATTCCGTAGTTATTTGCAAAATTAAAAAACCCTGCGCTAGTGATAATGTTCCCCGTAAAGCTAGCAGTAGTCCCGTTCAAAGCACCTGTCAAAGTTCCACCTGCTAAAGGCAAGTAGCTGCCGCCAGTTGCTGGAGCAGCACCTATGTCTGAGAGGAGTTCTGCGCCTGTACGGTATTTAATAATCCCTGTGTCTGAGACTAGGAACTTATCAGTATCAGTAGTAGCATTAGCAATAGTGTTTACATCTAAGCTTCCTGCAATGCCCACATCCCCATTGGCACCTAAGTCAAAGTAGTTTATTAATTCCGATGTCCCCGTATTCTTGCTCATTAGTTATTTTAAAATATTAATTTTTACATATCTACTATTGCTGCATTAGCAGTTACATTATATGTAGCAGCATTTGAAACTGAAATGTTTAATGTTCTTAATGCACCACTTCCTCCAATACTAAAGGTTGCAGCACCAACGTATCCACTTGACCAATCATTTGATGCAATAACACTTATAGCTGAATTAGGTGTTCCCCAACCAGTATCAGTTGCACCTATAAACAATAAATATTGTCTTTGAGCATTTGCGTTATTATTCCATCGGATAGTTACAGAAATAAGAATATTTGTACGAATATTAAAATAACTAGATGACACCAATGTAAAAGTTGAATTAGTCGTAATATTAACACTTTCAACAGCACCAACTTCAACTTTAGCAGTACTTAATGTACCTGAAAATAATCCTGATCCATTAACATTTAATTTTCTACCATTGTCTGAAACCGTTCCAATACCAATATTACCATTAGTTGTATTTATATTAAATTGAGGAGTACTACTTGTTCCAAGGGATATAGAACTGTTACCTAATATAAATCTAGCAGAATTACCTCTTGCATTAACAATATGAAACTGGAATTGATTAGCAACATACTGTTGAATAGTTCTTCCATTACCATCAGTATCAAAATATATACTGTTACCAACTCCTTCTACATGAATATTACCATTTACACTAAGTTTTTCTAACAGACTACTTGCTCCAATACCAACATTACCACCTGATGCAATGGTCAGTCGTGGTGCATCATTTGTTTCAAAACGCATTCCAATATTAGAGGAAGTGCCTAAACGAATAATATCTGTATTATCATATTTAAAAGTGGCATTTCTAACTGTACCACTTGAATTTCTGCCTTCTAAATCAACTTGTGCTTCTCCATTTGTTGCAGTAGATTGTAAAGTTATAACTGATCCTCCACTTGATTTAATTACTGATAAATTCCCACTAAACCTCCCAGTTCCGTTAACGTCTAGCTTAAAGCCAGCGTCTGTATAACCTCCAATAATTACATTGCCTCCGTTTGGTTGTAAGTTTAATTGATAAGGTACTGCTAAATTGTTATCTGAGGCTTGTATATAAGCTCCGTAATTCCCAGCAACTGTATTTGAACCAATATTTAATTCGTTACCTAAACTACCTTTTAATTGCAATAAAGAGTTTGCAGTTGTTCCGCTTGTTGGAGGTTGTGCAGATGTTCCTTCAACTGTTAATTTACCTTCAGGACTTGCCGTAC